AGAAATAGAACAATTTGTAAATAATCTAGTGCCTACAGATGTAGGAGTAGATAATGTTGGCGATTATGTTGTACGTTACGAAGGATTTACAGATGAATGTAATGACGGACACGATGACAATTCTATAGATGATGTTTACGCAGATGCTTATCAAGACTTTGACAACAGACAAGGTCAGGAAGCAATGGTTAGAGGTGTAGCATACGATGAACTTGGCTGTGATAATAATCCTGTGTTGTATAGTGTGTACAAAAATATCAATGAAGCAGTAAACCCAGATAAGATGACTGGTGATGAAATGAGGGAGTTATTGGATAAGAAACATTCATGGGACGATGGCATCCACAATCCAGAATTTATAAATGATGTAAGACGTCACAACTGGGTTTTAATAGACAATTACCCACTTGCTAAACTGGGTAGTGTAGAAGATCCTTATGATAGAATAATAGACACAGATGATGATTATGCTATGAGAGACTCAGATTTGTCAGAGCCCATTGTGATTGCTCCTGACAGAAAAAGTGTTATGGACGGAAATCACAGAGTACACAAAGCAAGGGAAATGGGTAAAACTCACTTACCAGCATACTTTCCAATGATAAAAGAAAACAAGTTTAACTTTAAATTAATAGACAATGAAATTACAGAAGGCAGATTGCTAAGGACTACCAATAACTTTAAAAAATTAACTGGACGTGATGTAGCAGATTTACTATACTTAAACAGTTTGGTTATATACATTATGGCAAAAGATTCCAAGCAGTCAGATTTTGCACTAGGGTATGCCAGAAAAACAACACAATATGGTAATTACACTTTGTTTAGAACACATGCTACAGACATGTATTTGCTGTCATATATTGTAAATGATCCAGATTCCAAACAAATAAAATTAAAAGACAGTATTTTTAGTAAACGATTTTTAAAAAGTTGCAAGTTCCAACCTAAAGAACATTCCAAATTCTTTTACAAACTTGCTACACAAGGCAAAGTACCATTGGCTACAACATACTTTATGAGTTTGGAAAAACAAATTAAAATAAATGATTCCAGATATAAATCCTGGAGAAGAATGGCAGTGGATTGGGAACATTTAAAATACAGATCCAGACAATATATTGTAGCAAAAATTATACAGGAGTTTAGACGAATTGCTGTAACAAGCGAATTAGTTAGCAACCTTCAAACAATGACAAAATATAGAAGTTATGATATCACTGACAAGTACAGCAGAAAACCTAGTACTGGTAGAAAAGTTGCTGGAGCAGTTGCTGGAGCAGTTGCAGGTGGATACGCAGGTAAAAAGATTGCTAAAAAATTAGGTAAAGATTCTGATAAATATAAGAAAGCAGGTGCAGGTATAGGAGCCATAGCAGGTTACTGGGCCGGAGGAAGACAAAGACAAAAATGAAAATAAACGATATTATATTAGAAAAACTAGATCAAGCCGCGGTTGACCAGGTTGCCACGTCTTTAAAATCAAGTCCTGATCCAGAAGCTCAATTAACATATTACCATTTACAACGTGAAAGAGGTAACCCTGCTCATGTTAGTGTTGACTCTGCACAGCAAGTAGCAGAAAGAAAAGCCAAACTACAAATGAAGCAAATAGAGGATATGAAAAAAAATAAGGAAGATCCTAATAATAAATTAAAACTTAAAAATAATGATGAAGTAAAGCAATATAGTGATAATTTCCGTGGAAATCAGTATGTTACTATAGCAAGAAAAGGATTACCTACAGAGTTAAAAGCATATTTACCTATTATAGACGAAGTAAATCCAGAAAAATTTTTAAAAGGAAACTGGAAAATAGGCGATAACCTTGCTAATCTAGGCGGTATTCAACAAATTAAAACACAGTCCAAATTAGGACGTAGTGTAAATCAATAGATAATAACTCCCATTAAAGACACAATTTAGATAAATAAATGTAACGGCGATATTTTATCGCTAAACATTTTAGGAGAAATATAATGGCACAAGCAAACCCAAATGCTGACGTAAGAGCGGCAAACGGACTAGTTGGTACAACTCATATTCTTTCAGTAACAGACGTTTCAGTTGTTTCAGTTGCGGCGGCTTGTTTAGAAGCACAAAACGAAGGTTTTGTAGTTGTAGCAGTTGAAGATGACGTTACAAATGACGGATGTCACATCGCTTTACAAGGCGGAGCGGCAACACCTTCAATCACAGGTACCTCACTAGTTGTAACATTTAGTTAAGTTTTAACAACTTTATAAAAAAGGGCATTTTACATGCCCTTTTTTTATCTTGAAAAGATAAATAAAAGTAACAGCGATATAAATCGCGAAAGTAATTAGGAGAATTAAAATGGCACAAGCAGATAGAAGAGCGGCGGCGGCTGGTGAGTTTATTGGTAAAGACGTATTCCTTAAGAGTTTTACTCAGCAATCAGGAAATATTAGTGCGGCACAATTAACAGCATTAGTTAGCTCAGTCCAAAACTTAAACCTTTCAGTATTAAAAGTTGGCGACTTTACAGCAGACAGTCAAGCAGTTGTAAACTTTATTGTTGAAGGTGCTGACAACCTAGCAAACGGTGACATCGCAGGTCACGTTATTGCAGACGTTAGTTTCTAAGTTTTTTTAAACTTATTTAAAAAGGCAGTTTTTTACTGCCTTTTTTTATGACAGAAAAAAAGATAAATACTATTAAGAATAGCAACATAGGAGAACAACATGGCGCAAACTAAAGTAAATCCAGTATGGGTTGACGAGGAAAACTTTTTTATAGGTTTAACTCCTTCATTTGTAGAAATTGGTTTTGGTGCGGCTGTAAATGCCAAAACTGGGCCAACTAGCACAATCCAAACAGTTATTCATGCCATACAAAATGAAAACGTAACTATTCTTGGGCATAGTGCATTGTATGATACTAATCAGTCAATGGCTATTATGATTCAGGATGAAAAAGGTACAGATACATGGGACGGTTCAAACAGTGAAACTTTTGCCGCTCACTTGGAAGACGTTATTCAAGCACTAGGAACAGTTGACGGTGTCAACTTAGCAAGTGCTACAGTTACAGCAAAAACATTTGAATTAGCATAATAACTTATTCTTATTTTAGAAAGGGGACTTTTTAGTCCCTTTTCTTTTGACTGACATTTCTTCAACAAATCTGATAAATAGTGTAATACAGATTAAGATTGGAGACACAGATGGTTGGACAAAGATCAGGAGCAATGGGAAGTTCGGAAGTAGTTTCCGGAAACATTGAGTTTTATACATTGTTTACAACTATGGATATTACTAGAACAGGTGATTATTCAGATAACACACAAAAAGATTTCGAAAGTATTGTACAGGTAATTGGTTTGAGAGCTCAGCCAGTTGTAATGAATAACCCAGTACAATTAAATGGTGTAGGTGCAAATGTATTAGAAAATTATGGAGCACCTAGTATCACTGGAGCAGGTTTTATTTTTAAATTTGCTTTTGAAAGAGAAGGAGTTCACACAGTTGATACACTTAAAGATGAACTAGATGGTATAGTTTTAAATGCTGGTACAGTAGATACTAAAAGTTCAATTAATATGGAATTTACTAAACAAGACTTATTATAGAGAATACAATGCCTAAAAAGAGTGAACCCAAAACACAAATAAAGCCTTATATAGAGGATGGAAATATAGAAGCACATATAATTGCTGATATGTTAAGAATAGAAAGCATCACTGCTGAGATAAGAGAATTCAAAGAAGTTACTAAACATAGATTAGACAAATTAGAAAATTGGATAATTGCTATTGTTGGATTAACATTTACAACTCTCGTCAGTATAGTAGTTGCATTAGTTACAAGTTTAATATGAGATTAGAAGAGTTTGCAGACCAAATTTTAGAAGGCAGAATGGTTTGGCGTAAGATGGGAAACAAAGTCAAACGTGCTGTCAGATGTACTTCAGGTCCTAGAAGGGGACGTGTTGTTGCAACAGTTAGTCAGTGTGCAAAACCAATTAATATTAAAAAAAGATTAACACTTAAAAAAACTAAAGCAAGAATGGGTAGCAGAATGACAAGGAAAGCCCAAAGAACTAAAAGAGTTAATCCTGCAAGTAGAAGATTAAAAACACTTAACAAGAGAAAGTTTTAATGAAGCCTAAAGATTTTAGATCTATAGAAAGTATTCTTAAAGAGTACTCTATGAAGCCTGGAAGGACTCCTCCAACACCTGTAAAAGATCTAGGTTTGAATGTTGCAAAAGCAACAGCATCAAAGGCCAAAGAATTGCAAAACATAGCAAAACGAGGTTCAGATATAGGTTCCAAATTTGCAATGGCATCTTCTGGAAAAGGAGGATCTTTTTTCCCTACTGCATCTAAGTCCATAGCAACTGGCAACCAGCCTAAAACATATAAACCAGTAAAAGCAAAAGACTTAAAATTAGACGATCAATTTGCAGACAAAGAAGGCAAGCCATTAAAAGTAATATCACCTCATAAAATGGTAAGCACAGCAAACCCAAATGATGTTGAAGATGTTGTGTTAGTACAAGACCCAGAAGGAAAAAATGAACCTATTGCATTAGACCCTGAAACAGACATCAAAGTTTCAGAAGGAAAACTTAGTAAAATAGCCAGCCGTAAAGGTAAAAAATTAAAAGTAAAAGATCTCAAAGCCAAAATTAAAAAACTGTCCAGAAAAAGACTAAAAGAAGCACCAGCAGAACTTTTTGAAATAAATTTTAACAAAAAAGAAGTAGCTCAAGAGGCATTGGACATGCCTGTACGATGTGGCTTTGAAGCAGAAACATTCTTTTATAATGTGTCAGGTGGTTCAGGTGAATACATAGATGACATGAGTGTGTCAGACTTTGAATACGAATATGGTGATTTACCAGATAGTGCTTATGAGTACTATGAGGACTGGTTGCGAGAAAAAGCCGCTGATGAGTATTTGGAAGGATACATAGATTCCTGGATATCAGAAAATCGTGACGAAGACGAGTGGATAGATGAGTTTATGACTTCAGGTGATGGTCCCACAATGGATGCTGTGGAAGAATACAGAGACCAAATGAAAGAAGATGATCCAGCCGAATATGAAAATCGTGAAGAGGATGGATGGGAAGATGAAAACTGGGCAAGAGATTATATCAATGAGGAATATGAAACAGAGTACATAAATTTTCTGGAAGATATAGCCAGAGAAGATGATGATGTATTTGAAGAGGCTTTAGAAGAAGCCAGATCTGATTACAGCATGGACGAGTATGTTTCAGATCAGTATTACAGTTTAAGCAGTTTTCTAGATGACTTTGGTGTGGAATATAATTATGGTGGAAGCCTGGAAGGTGTTGCTGAAGAATTAAACTCCTGGATAAAAGATAATAGTAAGTATGATGATTATCCAGAAACTGGTGACTATGGTGATACTTACACTACAACAGGTTATGCAGTTGAGTCAGATAGCAGTATAGATGCAGATGAAGGTAAAGGTGCTGAACTTATTTCACCAGTTTTTGAATCTCCCAGAGAGATGCTAAGTGAAATGAAAAGTTTATTTGGGTGGGCAGAAGATAATTTTGGTACAAACAGTACTACTGGACTTCATGTTACAATGAGTTGGCAAGGTGAACCCAGAGGTGGCTCAGAGAAAAACGGACCCAACAAAGTTAAAATGGCATTACTATTAGGTGATTTATATTTGCTTAAATTGTTCAACAGATTATCAAACAGTTATACCAGAAGTCAATATAAAAGTTTACTAAAACAAGCAGAAAAAATTAAGCAGGGAGACATGGACAGTTTCTTAAAATTACAGTCTGCATTAGAAAAAGGTGTAAGTCCTGATAAAATGATGTCTATTCATTTTAAAGACAGACAGAAAGATGATAAATCTGGCAACCAACTGATAGAATTCAGAATTATGGGTGGTACAGATTACCAAAATATGTATGAGCATATTGTAAAAACTGTTATAAGATATGCTACTGTAATGAAAGCAGGATATGACGATAAGGCTTACCTTAAAGATTATGGTCATGCTATGTTTAGATTGCTTAAAAAAGCAAAAGAAATAGATCCTAAAGAATTAGAACAATATGATTTAGACTCTCCAATTTTACAATCAGCAAAAAATATTGCTGGAAAATCAGATATGACTGTGATACTTCATAATTTTGATGTTAGTGTTATAAATTTAAGAGAGTATGAGCAACTTAACCAACCAGATGCTGACAAGCAATGGAAACAGGAAATAGCAGATTATGAAAAAGGCACTGGTGAAAAAGTTGAAATAGAAGAAGCACCTGTTGAGATTGGTGAACCAATTACAGGATATATAATGCCTTCAGCCACAGCACCTAGCAGAAGAGCACCAGGCGTACTTCAGAAGGCACAGAAAAGTTTTGCCAGAGGTTTTAGTTTGTTGGCACAAAATATAGCAGAAGAGAAAAACACAGCAGATCCTAAAGCCAAAGATATTGCTAATTTTAGAAAATATATTAAGCAATTATCATTAGATGAACAAGGGTTAGCAAAATTAATACAACGAGATGTCACAGATAACGACAATAATGCCTCTGAAAATGATGCCATTAGATTACAGATGGTTAAAAAAGGTGTAGCAAAATTACTTAGAAAAGATATAATAACAGTTCCAGACTTTTTTAAACACCAGGACCTAGATAAAGTTGTAGACAGTATGTGGCAGTTCTTCCAGTCAGATGATGCAAAAGATAATAAAGTAATAGATCAATTAGCAGACTTGTTTACACAAATAAATCCCAGACTTAAAAACAGAAAACCAGAAGTATTTAGAACTATAGTACAACTTAGTAAGAAAAGACAAAAAAATGATTTATTCAGATACATCAAGGATGCTGGTTATGGTGCTGATGTAACTTTAATTACCCCTAATATGATTTCTGATAGCAAAGCGATATCTAAATTGTACAAATTTTTAGAGCCATATCAAGGTTATGATCACCCAACAAGTAGAGATCATCATATTAATATCAGAAGTGATGATAACTATGCTACAGTATTCCAGTATAGTATGGTACAAAAACTCAGAAACAGATTAGCCTATCTAAAAAATCTTGGTACCACAGATAAAGACAAATATGCTGATATCAAAGAGAGATTATTAAACATTGGTGACGAATTTTTAAGAAAATTAAAACCAGAAGATGAATATTTTAACAATCTTGAAAGAGATTGGAATCTCTATTCAAAAGTAAGTGATGGAACTAGATTTTTAAGTATCGGCGATCTTGACAGATGGAATAATATGAGTGACAGGTTAGTAAAAATTAGGCAAGATGAAGACGAAAGTACTTACAACTTTCCTCAGGCTTATGATGATTATGTATTAGGTAGTATAAATTTAGAAGCATATTACAACGCGAAGAAAAATGAAGAATACACAGACTTGTTTAAAGATAAATTTATAAAAAGTTTAATTAAGAAAAGATTTAAAGCATTAAAAGACTTCTTGACAAGTTTTGATAAAATATTTAGAGAAGAAGGTTTTTCAGATCTCAAAAATGAAATTTCAGGTAAAAATCAGTTAATTAAACGTAACAAAGACTTTGAAAAGAACGTCAGAGACAATGCCAAAGCAACATTAAATATACCTAGTCACAGTTATGTGTATTTAAATCGAGATTTTTATGATACAATTACTGATGATGATTATGGTGACAGAGCGGAATATTTAGATAATCATTTAGAACATTTTAATGACAAAGTAAACAGTGGCGGAAAAGTTTATGTTATTCCTGCCGCACACTTTGGACAGGCAGAAGATGCCTACAGTGGACTAGAACTTATAGAAACTATGGAAGGCGCAAATAACTATTATCACAGTTGGCGTAAAACAGGTTATAAAAAAATTATAAGTGCATTCTATGACAAATACAATGTGTATTTTAGTGATTTAGTATATAGTAAAAATAAAACATATTTCCATGCTGGTGGAGATGAGTATGCTAAGTTACAACAATTAGGAATAGAAATTACCAGAAAAGGTGACAGCAGAACAGGTCAACCTGGTCAATCAGATTTAGTTGATAGAGATGAACTAAGAAATCCTAGAAGTGACGAGCCTATTGACAGAGGTAGTGCCATGATGTGGAATCAGGGCGATGATCTAGATAAAGAACTAAAACGATTTAATGCTTTTGACTGGAGTGTGTACCCAGAAAAAATGAAAGGGTTAGTTGCTAAAGATCTCAAAGGCATGAAAGATCGCGAAGGATATTACAGTTTTAAAATAGCATTAGAAAATGTACTTAAACAAATATTAGATGGAGATATTGATTTAGCATTAAACTATCAGGATAATGTAGAAGGAATGATAAAGGCGGCTGGTGTAGAAGATTATAAAGATGCCTCATCATCCGAAGTTGCTGATAGAACAAACTGGAATAACCTAGCAAGATATTTAAAACTTAATTTAGGTGTAGATGACCAAGGTGTAAATTTACTTAGAAAAGTTTACAATCAATATGACAGTGATCACAACTGGAGACCAGAAGATCCAAGAGCAATAGGCACAGAAAGATGGGCCGCCGCAGTCAAGGCCGCATATGAATATATAGAAAAGAATTATACTGTAAGTGCTGGAAATTATTTTAGAAAAGATGCTGACGGTAATGCTGGTGATGATGTCAGTAGCATATATTCGAAACAACGAGATGATGACTCAGGATTCGATGTAACAACGCAAGATTATGATGATATGCGTAGAAAGTATCCTGATTTTAATACTATGATGGTGAATGGTATGCAGAATTATATATTAAGACCAGATACAAACAGACTAGTATCGTTCCTTAAACAGCCAAAAAATGATGAAACATTCAAACGTGCTGTTTTAGTCAGTATGCAGAGAGAATATGAAGCAGATGCAGAACCAAATGATTTCCAAGGTCATTTAGCCAGAGCCAGAGTATATCTCCAAAATAGAATGAGAGATCTAAATAATAATCCTGGAGAAAGTGTATTTACTAAGTTCGATAAACTGCCTTTAGAAGAACAGTTGATTATTGTAAATGAATCTGAAGTTTTAGAAAAGTGGAGCAAAAAATACAAAGACAGTATAAATTGCAGTAATCCAAAAGGCTTTAGTCAAAAGGCTCATTGTGCCGGTAAGAAAAAGAAAACAAAAGAAACTATAGAAGCGGCTCAAGACTTAAACGCACTTATGAAAGGTATAGATTCTGATTTAAAGAAACGTAAAAAAGATTCAAAAAAATTAGCAAACAAAAGTGTTTATGAAAGACCTTTAACAAAAGATGAAAAGAAAGATAAAGAAAAATATGTTAAAGGCATGAAGAAAAATACAAAAGACTTTAAAAAAAGATATGGTAAAGATGCTAAATCAGTAATGTATGCAACAGCAACCAAGATGGCAAAGGAAAGTATTAGTGAAAATGTAAGCGAAGGTCCTAGCAGTCAAGCATTGCCAGACAATAGTATTCCAGGATTACTAAATGATATTTTATCACAGCCATTTCCTGCATGGGATCTTAAAAAACAATTTTTGGCCTACTATGCTGTACCTGATCCACAAATGCTATCAGACTTTAGGTATCATAGAGCAACACACGGAGATAATGGTTGTTTAAGAGGTATTTTACGTTTTTATATACAAAAACAATTAGATCCAAGAATTGTTAAAAAAATTAATTTAAATGAGCAAAGCAAATCCAGAGTAAAAGAAATTATAAATGAATCTAGGGGACTGTATGGTAGACTCCCAGGTGATAAATTTAAAAGAGAAAATACTGAGATAGAGTTTCAAGATGTTACAAACTATCCTGAAATTGGAAAGTTTGAAGATCCAGACAAAAGAGACGAAGCAATATCCCAATTAGAAAGTCAAATAGGTTCTCAAATAGAATGGATGAATATTCCTAACAAAGGAAGTTTAGGTTTTGCAATAGCAACATTAACAAACACTGAAAATAACGAAAAAATGTTTTGGGGAAGATACTTTAGAGAAATAACACCTAATATGATGGGTAAATGGTCCAATAAAGAAGTCCCACCAGGATGGCAGTTACAACATAATACTGCTCTTAAAATGGAAGCCGGCCTAGACCCTCAGCACTTAATTGCAACAGGTAAATGGATAGGCAATACAGATCAAGTAATTCAACTTATAAAAGAAAATGGTGGTGATAACCCTATAGTACCTAAATTATTAAATGCACTACAAGAATTAAGTTCAGGTAACATGCCAAACTTTGAAAATGAAAGAGAGCAATTACCTGCTATAAGAGATTACTTTGGTGAAATTATGGGACCTATAGCTCTAAGAGGTGGATTAGATAGTAATGGACAAAGTGAAACTGCTAGACAGGAATTATTAGACAATGCTAATTGGAACGATTGTCAGGTTAGATGGCCACAGGAAATGAATTATGCATTAGTAGACAGCCTATTTAAAGGACCTAATGGTGCAGAAGTAGGTATTAGCAGTAAAGGTGGTAAAGGTGCCAGTGCTGGAGTTACTAATATAGCAAAAGCAATGGCAAGAGCAAGTGAAGAGTTATTGGAAACTCACAGCAAAGCAGTAGAAATAATAAAAATAATAAATGACAATAGTGCCTTAAATGGTCCATTTAGGTTAGCAGAGTATTTTGGATTTTTGCCTGAAGGTTTAGAAGAAGAAGTTAATTCATATATACAGCAAGTTAAAAAAGACTTTACAGGTTTAAGTAAAGGTGCTAAAGAATTGTTATCAGGCAAGTATGGAGAAGTACAAGATCCAGATAAAGTACCAGGGTTTAATACTGGTTTTGCATTAATGTCAAAATTAGCGAAAAAAATCACTATGCATATAAATACTAATATACCAGAATTCAGTGATGGATGTTTAGCATTCCTTAATCAGTCTGCTATTGTACAACTGTATTGTAAGATGGGCGTAAAAGGTCCAGATACATTTGTAGCAGAATGGAGATCAGTATATCCTCCACAGTTTGCAGGTAAAATTTTATTAGATAGTGGTAAAACATATTATAGTAGTAGGATAGGAAGTAAGTTTTCCTTTAAGTTTAGTTAAATGAGATTAAAAGAATTTACAAAAAATATATCAGAAGAGATTTATACATCTACATTTGATAGCGACTTTGTTACTAAAGCAAAGACCCTTTATAATAAAGGAGATAAATTAGCTCTTATTAATCATATAAACCAACTGCAAATAAAAAGCAAACAAATCAATAACAAAGAACTAGACAAATATCTTGTAGACTTAAAATTAGAAGTAGAAGAAAATTTTGATGATGAAGAAGATATAGAATTACTAATAGATATGATCGATGAGTTATTAAATCCTAAGCGACGTTTAGATGCAGAAGCCGGAGGCGGTGGTGGTGCCGGTGGCGGTGGTGCTGGTGCTGGTGGCGGTGGTGCTGGTGGCGGTGGTGCCGCAGGTGGTACTGGCGGAGCAACAGGCGGAACATCAGGCGGTGATGGTGGCGGAACAAGTTCAGGTGGAGACGGAGGGTCTGCAGATGGTGGTAGCACCGGAGATAGTGGTACTACATCCTCCGATTCCACTTCCAGTGATGCTCCAGTTAGCAGAGGTTTTTATGGCATAGGAAGTATAGCACCATATAAAAAATCTAAAAAGAAAAAGAAAAAGAAAAAATCCAGTTTTAAATTTGGACAAGGTATATATGAGGCAATAAAAGAAGTAGAAATTTGTCCTAAAACAAGATCTAAAAATTGTCAGTGTGAAAGGCTTACAAGAATTTCAGAGGCAGAAGAAACAGTTAAAGCAATAGCACAATTAGAACATGCTGATGATGGTGTAGAAGGTGTTATTAAATTTAAACAAAGAGCAGGCAAATCCACAATTATAAAAGGTATAATCAGAGGATTGACTCCAGGTAAACACGGATTTCATATTCACGAATTTGGTGATCTAAGTAATGGATGTGAATCAGCAGGTGCTCATTATAATCCAGACGGAGTAGAACATGGAAGTTTAGAACAAGGACATGTGGGCGACTTAGGAAATATCATAGCAGATAAATCAGGTACTGCTAGATTCCAAATAAAAGCAAATAGAGTTACACTTTCTGAAGTAGTTGGTAGAGCTATTGTTATACATGCTGATGAGGACGACTTGGGTAGAGGTGGTGATGAAGAAAGTTTAAAAACAGGTAATGCTGGTGACAGAGTAGGTTGTGGTGTAATACGTTTAAGAGAAGTTATAGAAGAAAAATACATAAGGCCTACTTCTGATAAACATTTTGCTAGAAACGATCTTCCTCAAATTAAACGACCTGATATAGAAAATTCAGATTTTGAATACAAAGAAGGTAAAATCAGTATAGAAAAAATTAAACCTGTACAAACTCAACGTGTAGATGGATTAAGTAAAAAAGCAGAAGATGTATTTTTAAACAATGAAGACAGACCATTTATTTTAGATAAAAACGGTTATTTAATAAATGGACATCATAGACTGGATGCCGCAAATATATTAGGTATTAGCAAAGTACCAGCAATAATGATAGATGCAAACATTGAAGAAGTAATGGATTATTTCAGTCACAAGGTAAGTAACACACCAGTAATGTCTGAGTACGATAATTTTAATTTCCTTTTAAATAATTATCTTACACAAAAGAAAATCCTAAATGAATTAAAAGATGCCACAGACGAAAACTTTAAAGATGGCAAAGTAAAAGGCAAAAGTCGTCCAGGACGAGTAAAGAAGGCAGGAGCCAGTTGCAAAGGTTCAGTAACCAGTTTGCGGAAAAAAGCAAAAAACAGCAGTGGTGAGAAGTCAAAAATGTACCACTGGTGTGCCAACATGAAGAGCGGTCGTAAAAAATCCTAAATAAATAGTCATATGACTATGGACCCCAATTTTTATATCTATAATTACTATGATACGTTAAGCGATAGCATAAAGAAATCTTTAGATCATAATCATCATTACAGTACCAATAAAATAGATTTACATAAAATTAGGGAAACTTTTTACAATTCCACATTCAAATCTCCTTTACATGAAGATTGGATGGTAGATTGTCAAGATCCAAACTATACATACGAGTCTAAGTTTAGTATATCTGATACGCCTGAAAGGCATCAGGAATTATTCAAAGATAAATTAGAAACTAAAATACTTGCAAATAATGGATATGCATATTTAGATGAAACTACAACCTGGAGGATAAAGGATAATGTAAGGTACAAGTATAACAGTATGGGATTTAGATCACCAGAACTATCAGATACTCCTTGTGTTGCATTTTTTGGTTGTAGTCATACATTTGGCACAGGACTAGATCAAGAGCATATTTGGCCAGAAGTATTATGTAAACAACTTGGAATGAGGTCTGTAAATATTGGTTTTCCTGCTAGGGGTATAGATATGTCTGCCATATATGCCAAATATTTTTTTAAAGCGGAAATAAAAAACTGTAAAGCAATCATAATATTTTTACCTCCCCCAACAAGAAAAAGTACATTTCAACATATGATAGACCCTTATAAAAGTAAAATGAAATTTGCTTTAAGGCAAATGGAATGGCTTGACTCTAATAGAGAAGATTATTATGGTGGGGAACTATTTAGTGGAGACATACAAAATGGAATGGCATATACATCTACTGATAACGATTGGCAAATAGCAAATGAAACAAAATTGTTAATGGCTCAGGATATTTTGGAAAAACATAATACTTTTGAAAGAACGTCCACTGCAATATCAGATATAGAACTATTAGCCAGAGATTTAAATATTCCTTTGCTTACATATTCCACTTTTACAGATGTTGAAATAGGCACTAGGCAATCAACAGAATTTGCCAGGGACAATATGCATGGTGGAAAAAATATACATGAGGCATTTGCGAACAAGGTTGCACAAGAATTAAATGCAAAATTAGATAAATAGTAATATGCTAATAAGAGAAATAATTACAGAAACGTCAGCAGGAGCAGTTGCCACAGTTGTAATGCCTATGAATAGCGATATGATAAAACGTCCTGGGCCTGTAGTTAAAAAGAAGAAGAAAAAGAAAGCCAAAGAAGGCACACGTTGTTGGAAAGGTTACGAAAAGAAAGGCACAAAGAAAATGTTTGGTAAAACTGTACCAAATTGTGTCAAAAAAGAAGGCAAATCGCCTCACAAGAAAGGCACTAAAAAATACAAAAAGCATATGGCGGCCATGCACGCCGGGTAAAATGAAAGCAGTCAAAGACAAAAACAACTATGTTAATTTAATAAGCAGTTTAGAGGCTAAACTTTTCAATAAAGTTGACTTAAACGGCTTTTTAGGTGTAAATAATATGGACGAAAGGGAATTTTATATTGCAGAAGAGATGTATAAAAAAGACATTCTGCAAAAAATTAATAAAGGTGAAGAACTTGGCTACAAAATCTACCCACAAAAAAAGAAACTATAATAAAAAACAATTAGCAAAAAAGTTAGATAATATTACTAAAAATGTTGCTAAACGCGGTGTTTATGTGGTTAAAAAAGTTGATCCTGGCTTTCATGTAGTTAATTATGTAACAAATAAAGTTTATGCTGAAAATGTTCCTTTTATTAAAGTAGCAAAAGATATTTGTACAACACTTAATGATAAAAAAGTTAAAGACAAGCCAGACTCACAAAGAATTAACAAGTTATGTGATAAATTTTATAAGCATTATAATGATATTCATTTTTACAAGCACACAATCTACTCAACAAAAGACTTAGAACGTAGACTAATAGCACAGACTCGTTTGGAAGAAAGTGTTATGATGCTCAAAGAAGTCAAATACCAACTTTCTATCTACTAAAAACTTTTCAAATATTTTCTTGAAAATGATAAATAAGACTATAACATTTATATTTTAGGAAGATTATCATGTTTATAAGAGAATTTAACCCAGCAGGAAAAACAAAGATTGATAAAATCAATAAGTTGTTATCCGAGCAATTCGGAGTGAAAATTGGTACTGGATTTCCTAAAAAAGAAAAACTTGAAACAGTTAGAGAAATGTCAAATATGGCAATTGTCAAACTTAAAGGAACCAGTAAACAATTTCAACTCGAACCTGAATATGCAAAATATTTAGGAATAAAAGATGTAATAGATACTATGCTAACAGAAGGCATGTATGCTGAATCACCAGCATATCAGTCCATGAAGCAAGAGCTAAATGACAACATTATCAAACTAATGGATTCAGGTTGTACTAATGAAGAAGCAATTTCACAATGTATGAACGACTTCAGAAAAGATCCTAGATATTCATATGATGATGAGCACATTAAGCCTATGGTTGTTTTAATGGCACAAAGATATTTAGATGAGGCCGGTTGTGCTTCAGAATCAGTTGAGCACCCACTATCCAGTTCAATTAATGAGTTCCTTTTAAGTGAGTTGGCAAGAGAAACAGGTGTTGAACTTGATGAAAAAGGTTTCGGTGCTATAGAAGAAAAACTTAATGCATTTGCAACAGCAAGTGGTAAAAGCAGAGACTCAGTTGTAGAATTCCTTAATGGGTTAGAGGAAGATGCAGTTGTAAATGGTATAAAATTCTTTGGTGCTAAAATTAGAGAAGCCAATTTTGCTGAAGCAACAAGATATGGTCATAGCCTTAGAGATAAAGGCATGAGCGATGAAGAAATTGGAAAAGAATTAAACATGTCAGCAGACGAAGTTAAAGACATGTTATCTAAAACTGAAGAAAAACCAAAAGCAAAAGCCAAAAAAGAAAGTATGTTTGATGACATCATAGACGATATGTTAGCAGAAGAACTTGAAGGCACATCAGTAGAAGAAGCAGAAGTTGTTATGGCTGTTAGAGCATTAGCAGACGACATTCAGGACCACGTTGAGAGATTGGGTAGAATGGTAAACGAAGATATTCCTGCTATTGCTGATCAAATGATACACGAATTTGGTGCTGACAAGGCCGCTCAGTTTAAAGACTCAGCAGAGCAAACATTAAGTACAGCATTAGAAAGTGCCAAGCAAGCCAAAGACGGAGTAAATGAATTAGTAGGCAGTATTACTGGTGAAGAAATGAATTTATCCTCAGGCGGAATTGGTGACTTAGGTGGTGACGATATGGCTGAACCAGGAATGGACGATTTAGGTGGTGACGACTTAGGAGATATAGATGTCAACGAACCAGCGGCGGCTGGACCTGAAGAAGAGCCATTGGGAAGAGCACCTATAGAGGTGTAAAATGCTAATACGTGATATTATCAGAGAAGGGTACGAAGCAGACTTAATCCAAAAAGTACAAGACATACTTGTAATGAAAATGGACTCTGGTGATTCACTATCTACAGAAGAATTTCAAAATTTGTTAAAAGACGAAGGTTATATTGCAACCACAGACGAAGTCATAAAAGCAGTAAATGACAGTGGTTATGCAAGTAGCATAGATAAAGAACAAATTAAACTTAAAAATCAAATGCCTGCAGACGTTGATACTGGTGAAGAAGAGCCATCAGTAGATGTAGGTAAAATGGCTGGCGATCAAGCCATGAAGGATATTAAGTCGGAGTTATAATGGCAAATATATTTGTAAATGCAACACAGGCCAGAAAGGATAGTAGAAATAATAGTGTTATCCATTCTGAAGTCAGAGCTATTGAAAGTATAGTTTTAGCAAATGTAGATGCAGGAGTTCTTTATGCAAATGTAAAGTCCTCATCTGAAATGACAAACAGTAATGTTTATTACAATGTATGGAATAGCATTACTACAGACCCTACTAAATTAGATCAAATGAACTATGTTAAAAAACACTTCGAGGATCTTGGATACGGAGTGAGTGTAGTCACAAATTTAGATTCCAATAATACAATAAGTTGGAATATTTCCTGGTAAATACTTAGTAAATTATTTTACATTATATGCTGATATCAAAATACGACTATCCGTCCTTGCGACGAATTCAAACAAAACAAGGTAGACAATATGTTGGTGAGGATGATAATCCTGTACCAAGTGTTACTACTATCTTAGGTGATACTGGTGATAAGACAGCTCTTATTGCCTGGCGTAAACGTGTAGGAGAAGCAGAAGCAACTCGTATAAGCACAGAGTCTGCAGGACTTGGTACAAAAGTTCACAATGCATTAGAAAAATATATACTTGGCGAAGAATGGGATAATTTTGGAACCAATGTTGTAAGCCAATTAGCAAAAACAATGACAACAAACATGATAAATGAAGCCTTTTCAAAGGTAGATGAATTATATGGTGTTGAGGTTGGACTTATTGCACAAGGTTTATATGCAGGAACATCAGATGCTATAGGAATGTATGAAGGCCAAGAAGCAATTATAGACTTCAAAACAGCCAAAAAGATGAAAAAACGTGAGTGGATAGATGATTATTTTTTACAAGGTTGTGCCTATGCACTTGCTCATAACGAAATGTTTGGTACAAACATATCTAAAATAGCAATACTAATGGTAGATAGAGACGGCAAAGTAAAAGATTTTGTTATAGAAGGCCCAGAGTACGAAAAATATTGTGAAATGTGGTCAGAAAGACTAGCAACTTACTATTCAAAATAAATTCAAAAATGATAAATACTAGTAGTTCAGGAGAATTATTAGTATGGCAACAGCAAATAACAATGTAGTTATATCCAGAATCCAAAATAGGAGAGGCCTTAAGCAGGACCTTCCTCAGCCTTTAAGAGAAGGTGAAATTGGATTAGCATTAGATAGTAGTCAAGTTTATATTGGCGGTGATATTGATTCATCTACATCAAACATCAGTAGTTTTGAATCTACTACAAGTTCTATTACATTAACACAAGATGTAGCCAATACAAGAATAATTCATTTTACTGTACCTCATAAAAGATTATTAGCAGGTCATTTTGATGGTGTAAGCACTATTGCAAACTGGTCTACATCTTCAAATACATATACAGGAAGTGGATTGCCAGTATTTTCAGATGAAATAACACCTGTAGTAACAAGCTCAGTAGATGCTACTGTACACAATGCTGTTTTTCAAAGTAATATAATTACACTTACAGCATCTAACTCTTATATAGGAGTAGGTGACGTTGTTACAGGAAATGACATAACAGGTACTGCAACAGTTAGTTCTATAGATGGTGCTAATATTACAGTATCAAGTAATCAAACATTAGGTAATGCAAATACAATAAGTTTTACACCTAACAATATAAAGAGTATTTCTACAAACGAAAATTTTAAAGCATCAGATATAACTGTAGTTAAAAATGAAACAGTTTTATTAGGTGATAATGCTAACTATACCCCGGCAACATCTAAAGATTACAGTTTTAGTACTTCAACTTTAGCAAGTAATACGCATGTATTAAATTTTAGAGTAGCACCACTTACTAGTGATAAAATTGCAGTAACGTATTATAGTAATGCTAGTGTAATAAAAGCATTATCAAACAGTGGTGTAATATACGCAGGTTCATCTACAAACAGTTTTTATACTGATTATAGTGTACCAACTTATAGACAATTAAATCATGATTTAGTAAGAGTTTCACCATCAGCAGGAACAGGACATATAGGTTTAGATTATAAACATATTGCTGTTTTTGAAGACAGTACAGCAGTTTCAAATCCAACAGGACTTGTTTTAGGTAATTTTTTAATAAGTGATAATTCTTTAAAGAGTACAGCAAATGTTGGAATTAGTGCAAGTGGAACAACAGTTACAATAAGTACAGGTTCAAGTAATTCACCAGCATATGGTAATTCAGGTGCTACATATGATTTTGTTTACCTTACAGATTTAGATTCAAGTTGTTGGCTTGAAGGAAAAGCATTAGCAGTTAGTAATGTTCAATCCAGCACTATGGAAGTCAGTTTACCATCAGGTAATAGTGTTGCTACATTAAGAGCAGTAACATCAGGAGCATCTGGTGCCGGAAATGCAGTTACAATTACAGGTAATGTGGAAGGATTAGTACAAGGTGATTATGTTTACTTCACAGGCTCAAACGCAAGTGTGTTTAGTGCAAATCCTTATCAAGTTACAGGTGTAAGTGGCACTACAAGTTTTACAGTGGTCCAAAGTGGTGTAAGTGAAATAGCAGGTGATTTAAATTATATTAACTATGGTTCAGATAACACTGGTGGCAATATACAATTAATAAGTTCACTACATGGTTTACCTGTTAGTAGTCAAATAGATTTAAGTAGCTCATCTAATACTTCAGCAATAGCAAATGGTACTAAAACATTATTAAGCACTAGGGTTACAAATAATACTTTCTTTATTCCAAGTACTGCGGCTGTAGTAGGAGACGTTAATGCATCGTTTAGCCCTGTGTTAGGTAGTGCAACAGTAACACATCATACACCAATAAATAGCATTGATTTATCAAATGTAGTTACTCTAGACAATGTTATAAGTACTTTCCAGGGACTTGCAGAGTTTCCAAATTTAACATATATACCTGGAACAACTAATCAAGTATATATTTCAACCAAAGCATCATTCGATAGTTTAGGTTCATCAACATCTGGTGGTGTTGAATTTACATTACATGAAGATTCAGCAGGAACTATGTCAGCATTAAGTTTGCCTATAGGTAGTAAAACAAGAGGTACTCACACAATAAAAGCCAAATTAGAACAATGGTTACATAATTTGGTTGTTGATAAAAATGTTCCTTTATTTACTAGTGCTCAGTCTAATGATAAGTTTTACACTTCTGGTACTAATTTAGGAACTTACACACTTGCAATTACCAATGAAGATGACAACAAATTTATTACATTCCATGGAAGAGACCAAGCAAGTGACTTTAACCATATTGTAAATCAAATTTATTTTAAAACAGCAAATCCTGATATAAAAGGTTTGCTTAATATTAGAACAAACATAGAATTATTAACATCAGAATCCAGTGGTGGTGGTTCTAAAGTTACAACATTTGATGATGTTGAATCCGTTGCCATACCTGCCGCAGGAAATACCACAGTAGCAACAATTTCTACAGTAAGTTATGACTCTTATATAATAGATTATACAGTAGACTTTACAGGAACAAGTGATGGTAATTATAGACGTGTTGGGCAATTACATGCAAGTAGTTTTTATAATAGTTCAACAGGTAATGCTACAGTTGTATTTAGAGACGATGCATCAGAAGTAGCAGACACAGTTACAGGTAGTGTTAGTTTTACAGCAGAATTAAATCCTGCTAACAACACAGATATTGTAGTAAATGCTATTAGTACCGTAAACAAAATTACTTCAATGAAATATATTACAAGACGTTGGAACTCTTAATAAACCAAAATAATGTTTTTTAAAAATCATTCTGCAAATGATCGTCTATCTATATGGCGAAATTTAAGACAAAAAGAATTTAACACATCTAAAGATCTTGTAGCAGAATACGAAAACATCAAAGTTTTATCCAGATACATAGATTATTATACGCCTAAAAGTTGGCCTAATCCTTTTGAAATAGTTAGTGAAGGGTATTTTTGCCACAGTGGTGTAACACTTTTAATTACTAGTCATTTATTGCACAAAAACTTCATATCTAGTAATGAAATCCAACTTCCAGTGATAAGTAATAACATAGATGGAACACATGGATTAGTCCTTGTTGATAATAACGATGTCTATAATTTCGTTCCAGGTAAAATAATTGACCTGGATTACGTTAAAGAAAACAGCACAATATTTACGGTCCATAAACTAGCCAAAAATCAATTTATATATTGACTTTTGTACAGTTTTATAGTAGACTTTGACAAACATAAATATATACTTTAGATATACAATAAAGGACACACATGCAAGTACAAAAGAGAGACGGCACACTAGAAGAATTAAACATCGATAAACTCCATAAAGTCGTAATGTATGCATGTGAAGGCATTTCTGGAGTTAGTGCAAGTGAAGTAGAAATTAATTCTAAAATTCAGTTCTTTGAAAAAATAGCAACAGAAGATATTCAAGAAACACTTATTAAAAGTGCCGCAGATCTTATCTCAGAAGATACACCAAATTATCAGTATGTAGCAGGTAGACTTATTAATTACCATTTGCGTAAGCAGGTATATAATACATTTGAGCCTCCTTGCCTTTGCGATATTATACAAGATAATATTGATGCTGGTATGTATGATTCAGAGTTTACTGACCTCTACACTAAAGATCAAATTAATCAATTACAAGAATATATAGATCATAACAGAGATGAAGTTTTAACTTATGCGGCCATGGAACAGTTTCGAGGCAAGTACTTAGTACAGAATAGAGCCACAGGTAAAATATATGAAACTCCTCAAGTTGCATATATGATGATTGCGGCAACATTGTTTGCAAACTATCCAGAAGAAACCAGAATGAGTTATGTAAAAGCATATTACGATGCTATTAGCACATTTAAAATTTCCTTGCCTACGCCAGTTATGGCAGGTGTAAGAACACCACAAAGGCAGTTTAGCAGTTGCGTACTTATAGAAACAGGTGATAGTTTAGATAGTATTAATGCAACAAGTAGTGCTATCGTTAAGTATGTAAGCCAGAAAGCAGGTATTGGTATAGGTGCAGGTAGTATTAGAGCTTTAGGCTCTCCTATTAGAAGTGGTGATACTACACATACAGGAGTTATCCCATTCTATAAAATGTTCCAGTCAGCAGTTAAAAGTTGTTCACAGGGTGGAGTAAGAGGCGGAGCGGCTACATTATACTACCCTATTTGGCATTTAGAAGTTGAGGATTTATTAGTATTAAAAAACAATAAAGGTGTTGAAGATAATCGTGTAAGGCATATGGACTATGGCGTACAGTTTAATAAACTTATGTATGAGAGATTAATTAAAGGTGAAAATATTACTTTGTTTAGTCCACATGATGTACCAGGCTTATATGATACATTTTTTACTGATCAAGACAAATTCCAAGAACTATATGAAAAAGCAGAACGTATGACTAGTATTAGGAAAAAGTCTATTCCTGCTATAGAACTATTCAGTGCCTTTGTACAAGAACGTAAAGATACAGGTAGAATTTATTTAATGAATGTTGATCATGCAAATACTCATGGCGCATTTTTAGAAGATATTGCACCAGTAAGACAAAGTAATTTATGTTGTGAGATAGATTTACCTACAAAACCTATGGACAATATTAATGATGAACAAGGCGAAATTAGTTTATGTACATTGAGTGCTATTAATTGGGGTGTTATTAAAGACACTATGGAGTTACAAAAAGTTGGTAATTTGGCAGTTAGAGCTCTAGATGAACTATTAGATTATCAAAGTTATCCTGTAATTGCGGCAGAACTTAGCACAAAGAAAAGACGTCCATTAGGTGTAGGTATAATTAATTTTGCATACTGGATGGCTAAAAATGATAGCACATATCAAGAGCCTAATTTAGAATTAATAGATGAATGGTCAGAAGCATGGAGTTATGGGCTTATAAAAGCAAGTATGGAGTTAGCTCAAGAAAAAGGTAAGTGTCCAGGAACAGATGAAACAAAATACGGACAAGGTATTACTCCTAATCAAACATATAAAAAGGATGTTGACGAATTAGTTAAACATAAAGAAAGGCTTGATTGGAAACAATTAAGAAAAGATTTAAAAGAACATGGTATTAGAAATAGTACTCTTATGGCACTAATGCCTGCAGAAACGTCTGCACAAATTAGTAACAGCACAAACGGTATTGAACCACCACGTAGTTATGTAAGTATTAAACAAAGTAAACATGGTGTTTTAAAACAAGTCGTGCCAGGCTTTCCATATTATAAAAATAAGTATGATTTACTATGGGATCAAAAGTCTCCTCAGGGCTATTTGAAGATTATGGCTGTATTGCAAAAATACATTGACCAAGGAATATCTGTAAATACCTCCTACAACCCTGAGCATTA